TTCCTGCTCCTCGCCTACATTCTTCAGCTCTTCTGGTACTTCTACCTTTTCATCTTCCTTACCCATTTTTACCTCCAGTTTTGCGCTGCCTTACGCAGTGTCCCGCATGGTTTAAGATTACCAAGAACTTATAGCTCACGCAGCACTCTCGCTGCTTTCTCCCATGTGTCAATAATGCCAATCTCATAACGCCCGTCCTCCTTGTTCCTGACCGCTGACTGGAGCTTGGCCACCGCCAGTTTCTTGTGCTCCTCCAGCAGCTCCAGGATAACCTTGAAGCCCGGGTGCGTTTTCAGCTCCCTCACTGCTTCCTTCCTCCGGCGTTCCGCTACCTTGTCCATATCTTTCACCCTGTCTCTGTGCATTCGCAGCATACTGCTGCTGCACCTGTTTCCACACAAGCTGATACGTTATCTGTAAATGCTTGCTGAAGTTCTCTTTATATTTTGGAGGCATATTCTTGTACGAATCTGTCTCCATTTGAGCCAAGTGTGCCATTAAATGCTCCATAGCATTTTCATACTCCGATGGCTTCACAAACCGCCCAGCTAACATAGCGTCAAATTCTTCGTCAGCGTCATAGTTCGTAGAAGGCAATCCTTTTGGCTCAGGCCCTATTATATCTTCAGGTTTATCAGTCCCTAATGCTAACGCAGCATCATATCTTAACTTCCACATTCTGCGAGGGTCCATGTTAACAAACGGGTCTTGAGAGAAGAGATTAAATCTCGCCATCGCCGCCTGATTCTGGAATGTTTTGTTTGCTGCGTTTTCGTTTATTGTTATCACAGCTTCATGCTGCCCAATAATATCCCTGGGGTCAAGCCCATCGGGGAATAATAACTCGCCATCTTTTCCTATCATACGCCTGGCATCATCTTGCGAGATATTCTCTTCATAAAGCATTTTTAATCTTGTCAGCACATCCGCTATAACTCTGGCAATTCGCTTGGCTAACATATTAAACTTCTGCTGCCCCTGCTCGATAAGTGCGATTGTGCCAGACGCTGTGGCCCTTGATTTCACAATTTCAGACTCAAGCCCCAGCTGGTATGCTCCGACAGATGTAAGCCTTTCAATCAAGGATAATACCACGCTCTCTTCCTGGAATGAATACTGAAGCCCATTTGTTGGTATCGCGGGAATATACACATCTTTAGACGGCTCGTCTATAGGCACTGCTAATAACGGCCCCCATTCTGCAGCTTCGGGGTCATATCCTGAACCAGGCCTATAAAATACCGGCGGAGCGATGGCAATATTACCCATATCAATCCGCTGGTTATGTATCGCATTGATAAGTTTCTGTAACTGCGATATTAGCATAGGGATACTGAGACCCAACAAACCTGTCCCCCTTTTAAGGAACGGTCTTATTATGAAAGGTCTTGTCTCGGTTGGAGACACATCAGTCAATTTGTAACCTCTTAAAAATATTTTCGACTTTCTGGCTACTAAAAAGACGCATTCTATCATTTCCCCGTCATATTCATACTTCCCGTATCTTTCGCAAACCTCAATAGGCTGAGAATTTGTCGTTATTGTTAAATCAACCAGCCCAGCATTATCTAATTTCTCTTTTTTTGTTCCATTTTGGGTAAGAATAGATGCTTCTGTGGCAAATTTTAAATCGTCTATATTCTCTATGCCGTCTAATTCTTTTAATTCGTCGAGAGTATAGTAGCTGCGGTGAATCACAGAACGGCATTCCTGCTCATCTTCAGCGTCGAACGGGAACAAGCAATCCTCTAATGGGATAAATTCCACTTTCCCATGCCCATATTCCTCTTTAACAACCCTGGTTTCATACTTCGGTTCTGCTAACCCATCTTCCCCTGGTTCTATATCTACCTGCACACTTCTTAAAACATTTTTTATTGTTGTATTCCAGTATCCTTTGATGCAAACGGTACCGTCAACTAAAATAAAGTGGATTAAATCGTCTACAAAGTCATCCATACCGTATTTGGAGTTATAAATCATCTCGTTCTCACGCAAAGCGTTCATAAATCGCTTTACATTCTCGAGGTTATTGACGGAATATTTGTTTTTCGCGCGCCATCCAACTGAATTTGTATTCCAAGCCATAGGGAATAGCCTGGAATGAAGAACATCAACAACGCTTGTAGTATGCATAGTCGAGTAATTCGCGCAATTAGGCCAAGGACTGTTTTTCTCTTCTCTGATACCGTTATAAAGCCTTATCCCTTCAACGACACGCTCCATATACTCAGTTCGGGATGTTTCATATTCATCGGCTTCTTTAACGACTAACGCTGCTATTTCTTCTTTGTCTGATTTGCTTAGTTTCGGCAGATAACTATGGTTGGACTCTTCTTCCTCCTCTACAGGCTCAGTGAACACTTTCTTAATCCTGTTAAGTAGCTTCATTTTCCTCCCTTTTATAAAATTATTTTAAACCATGACTTTCTTCTTTGTCAAGCATTATTTGGTTAGCTTCAACATTTTTTTTATTTTTTTTATATAATTTACTGTTTCTTTCGGTAATGGTGTACAGTGTGCCTATCCCTGCATTATAGGCTGCTAAATAATTGTCAACGGTCTTCTCAAACCCATAATGCTCCAGGTATCCATCGATTATATCTAAATAATCCAACCCTGCTTGTTTAGATATTTCAGGATTCATACTGCCGACTTTAAAGGGAATATTTTTATACTTCTCAGGGAACACACGCTGCAAATCTTCCCATGCAATACTTGTCATCTGCGTTAATCCCCGCGCGCCACTTTTCTTGTTCACCGCAAAAGGATTATTACTGCTCTCAACAGGGATAATATAGCTCTCAAGCAATGCCTCTAACGGTACTGTTTCCTTCGTAGTCTTCTGGCTAAAACTACTAATCTTAGGCGTTTTTTTCATCTCATCCATAACTCCCCCTTGGCCTTCTGGTCTTAGGAGTAATAGCAGTAGGATTATCCATAAGTATATAACGAAGACAATCCGGCCCATGTTTGAACCTCCCTTCTGGTTTAGGATTAGGCGATTTACGAGCCTCCGACGACTCGCTCCATTCTTCATACATATAATGCTTCATCATGTATATCAAATTCTTACACCGCGGGAAGATATACAATTTAGGGTGGTTGCTGATATCTATAGGCTTGTCTTTGTCATATGCCAAATATGAATGCACTTTCTTATGCCCCGCGGTAATATCATCATTCGCAAGCCGGAACCTCATGTCTATCCCCAATAGCCGCCCCTCATACTCTAACTCCTCACGCACAGTTTTCCCTGAGTTCCCATACCGCTTCCTGCCAAAATTAGGGTCAATAATACGCACACTCGCTACACCATGTTCCGCCTCATGCGCCCGTATCGCCATAGCAGCATCTTTCAATAAATTCGTTTCAAAATCTTCATCATACACATAAAAATCCCCAGTCGGGTCCAACGCCCCCCACAATATAAAATTCGGTATCCTGTCATGCGGGTCAATTGCCATATATCTGCACCATGACACCGGTATCGGGAACTCATCAGCTATATGCACAGGCGAAAATTCTTTAAACACCAACCCCTTAAGGTGCATAAATTTCCCCTCTTTCCGCGCCATCCGCTCTTCTTCCGGATACTGCGCCACCATCCGCTCAATATCCTCATGCCTTAAATACCCCCGCACCCCATGCGTTATACAACTGTCTTCAACATCCGCATACACTATCCCGATATCTTTGTTCCGCCCCAGCATATCATACAAAAACGCCGCATGCTGTAACGGCGTCATCGTCAATATAATCTTCCCGCCAAACCTGAACCTCGCGACAATAGCATTAAAAATCCGCTCTGGAGGCGGCTCGTCAAACCACACTATATCCAGGGTCTTCCCCTCAAATTCCTGCACGTCCTGCTCGTAGGTCATCAATAATATTTTGTTAAACCTTACATCATAACTCGAATAATATGTCTTCCCACGCTTCGACCGCTCGTATGTCCCCTTCGGAAACCACTCCGCTAACGCAGGGTTTATTACATCCTCAATCCCCTCAGACGTGGACGCTATCAGTATCTTGTGCGCAACCCTCGGATTCTTCGCCCTGTCAAACCGCTCATAATTAAACCACTTGTTCTGCTTCCCTAAACACTCGTTTATTATTATATTTGTCGCGGATATTGTTTTCCCCGCACCATTTCCGCCCGAATATATGTTTATAAATAATCCATCCTCCGCGTACATCCGTATAAAATCTTCCTGCTTCCCCGTCGGAATATAATACTTCGCCTTGTTCTCACGCTTCCGACGCTCTAACTCCTCCTCAATCCGCGCTAATTCCTCTACCCGTAACCCTACCTCATCTACCATTGCTAAACGCAGGCCTCATCTCATGTACTATTATCCTCTCCACCGTCGATGAATGTATCATTATCCTTACCCCATCCGAAAACATCATCTCACAATACCCATCTCCCATTATGCACTCCTCACACTCATGCTCCTTCACCTGCCCACCAAATTCTACAACCTCTACCCTGTACTTATCCATCTCTCACCACCTCCTCAGCTTCCCCCTCTATCATCATCCCCTTAGCCGCTAACTCCTTTACCTCCTCCATTATCTTCGCCCTCCTCTGCGCTAACTCTATATCACTCATCCCATTAAATTGATTCAATTGCAAATATACATCTCCCCCACCTTCACCCTCTACTTCCTTCCTCGCCTCACTCAATACCTTTACCTTGTCCTTTACCTCTACCGCATTGTGATACTCCCTCTCTAACCTCTCTAACCTCACCCTCTTGTTGTATATCGGTACACTGCTTAAATCCCTTAAGTACTTCTCCCGTACCTCCAATATCAACTTCTTCCCCACTGCACTCGCCTTGTACCTGTACGCTACCGCTATGCTTAACTTCTCCCCACTCTCCTCTTCTACCCCCTTCAACGCTTCCTTCATC